CACTGTTGAGGTGGACACTGATGATGTGTTCAGTGAGATAGAGACTCAGATTTGCGATGTGGCCCGAGAGATTGCCCGGGAAGAGGTCCAGAACTTCGACTTTGACATAGATTACGCTCAGGGTGCGACGGACCTGTTGAACAGTTACAGCCCCGGTGGCGGCGGGTGCCAACTGGCCCGCCACTTTGAGGATGCGGTGCAGGGTGCTGTGATGGTCAACGACTTCTTGAAGGATGTCGTGCTGGAGCAGGTCGCTGAGCATCGGAACGGCAACCCGCAGGTCGCTGGTTTGACGGAGGATGCGGTGCGTGACATCGTGCGCTCTGAGATCCGTCACGCTTTGGCCGATGCGTCAAGCGCCGTGCGGGACCGGCAGTTGGCTGGACCCACCACCTGAAATCAAGTAGAGTAGACACAACAAGGAGAAGAGCATGGAAGTATTTGACACACACAGAGGACACAACTTCCTCGCGAAAGACAAGGTGGAGCATCCGATGGATGCGCACGTTGTCATGGAGGAGGCTGGTGCCCTGTTCGACGTGGCTTACCCCGCGTCGGCGTACGAAATGGACACGGTGAGGGACTGGAACACGGTCCACACTCCCCGCGTTCAGGAAGGCGCTAACGCCGGTACGCCGCTACACAAGTACGTGGTGCGCACCGACACGATGGACGTGTTGGGGTTGCACTCGTACAAGTATGCGGAAACCGAAGGGTACCGTTACATCGCTGACATGGCGGAGGAACTGTTCCCGCAGAAAACCACATCGTGCACGGTGTTCGGTGTAGGGGAGAAGATTGCGGTAACGCAGGAACTCGTCGCACCCGTGGACTTGGGGGAGGGTGATTTCATCCAACCCCAGATCTGTTGGATCACCTCGTACAATGGGGTGTGGGCTACATCCGTCTACGATCTGACGGAACGGCTGTTCTGTCAGAACCAGTTGATCGGTAAGCCTCTAGTAAAGGTGAAGCACACCAAGAACCATGATAGTCTGCTGGAGATGCGGGTCCGTATCCTTGAGGGGTCGATTGCTAGGGCTGAGGCTCTGACGAATATGGCCCGGGTTCTCAAGGATCAGGAGTACACGGATTCGCAGTTTTCCCGGTTGACGGAACAGGTGTTGCCGATCGCTGCTGAACTGACTGATCGTCAGCGCAACAACGTGTACGACCGGCGTTCGTATTGTCGGGCTGCATGGGCAAGAGAGCGCGATGAGTTCGGTGCGGGTAACCGTTGGATGGCGTACAATGCCGTTCAGGGTGCTGAGCAGCATCGGATCAATGGCCGTGCCCGAGGCGGATTGTACGATCCGATGAAGGCGATGGAGAAGGCCATTGACAACAAGACACCGTTGGCAGAGCAGGCAATGACCCTGCTGACGGTCTAAACCAAACAAGAAAAGGAGAGTGTTCCATGTATGTATGGACACGCAAGGAAATAGCGGAAGCGTTTGAGGTATCAGCGTCGACCCCGGCCTACTGGATCAGGGTATGGGATTCCGAATCGGATCACCCGTTCCCCGAACCGATAGCGCGACTACACAAACTGCCCCACCCGGCAGGCCAACCCCAGTTGGTGTTCGATCCGGGTGCGGTACAGGTGTGGTGGAACGGCTTGCCGGAGGCAAAGCATCGGAAGATGTCAAAGGCGCAGACCGGGGTGGTGAGGCGGCGGAGAGTGCCGCTGCGGACAGCCACGCCTATGGGAGAGTCCATCAGGGAACTGGAAGAATCCATGGAGTTGCTGGTGCAAACCATCGACGAACTGGAATGCCTGCGAGGGCAGGTGCTGCGTGGCTAGTCCTCCCCGAGTGGGAGAGATGATCGTCTACCGGACGTTCGCTGGAATGTGGCGTTCGGTAGAGGTCACCGCCGTACACGAGGTTGTCAAGAATGGTCGCCCCGGCTTTGACGGGGTGGACAGGGATGGCAACACGTATTGGGGGTACAACGATCAGATTCTCCCCGAAGACGAAGGGTATGCTAGGATCGTGAAAGCGGTCGCGCCATGACCGGGGAGGTGGAGTGACGAGTATCACACCGACCGGCCTTGAACAAACCCTTACACGCAAACAACTGCTCGCACATCGCGACGCCGAAGCAAAGCGGCTACGCGAACAGTGGGCGAAGGAGGAAGAAAGCAACGATGATACAACTAAATAACAAGGCTGTGCCTCTGGTGTGGCATGTTGCCGAAGGCTACGGTGACGGTCTACGACCGTTCATTGGGCGAGTGCTGGCTCACCTGAGCCGCAACGAACTCCACCCCTACGTGGTCTGGAACGTGGCTTCGGATGACGGGGCGGCGTTTGACTGTGAAAGCGGCGACTACTGTGATACCATAGGACAAGCCGAAGAGATCTTTGCCCGAAGGGCACAGACCGTCCCCCGGAGGGGCGGAGTAACCAACCAAGGAGAACAGAGGAATGGCTAAGATACTGGAAGCACTACCCGTCCAGATCCGCAAGGGTCGGACAGAGCAGTATCCGTGGGCTGACTGGTTTGACGGTCAGGCACGGCTACTGGAACATGGCATCGACTATGATGCCGAGACTGACAGCATGAGGTCTTGCGCCTACGCTGCCGCACGGCGGCACGGCGTGAAGATCGCGGTGCGTACAGTCGGTGAAGATCTGGCTCTACAAGCACGGTAGAACGGATCTGACACAGGTCGTGGGGGGTCGGGGAGTTCCTCCTTTCACCCCGGCCCCCCACACACTGAGAGGAGATATATGGCAAGCAACGAACAGTTAGAACAGGAAATAGCCGAACTGAAAGTCGCCGTTCAGGGGATGTTTGGATTACTCAAACATCTCACCGTTGAAATAGGCGATTTCTCACATACTTTGTCCGAAATCGGCGCACAGTTTATGACAAGAATGGGCTTTATTTGGGAATCTTTAGGAGGTAAAGTTTCAGAAGAAAACGAGCCGGACCCCGACGAAGAACCCGGGGCTGAAGTGATCCCGCTCCGGCCCCGCGACAGCGAGGAGCCTGCCGACGCCTGACCGCGGCTGTAGCCGCGCATGGCATGGCATGGCATGGCATGGTGTGTTTAGGCTAGCACACGCCATGCCATGCCATGGGGGGTCCACCATCCGCATCCACCGACCTGCTAGGATTGAATCATGCAACCAACCGATGACCGAATCGTTCTACGCCAATCGTGGCTGGGAGAACTGGCGATGTGCCCCGAACGGGCACGCCAGTCGATGCTGGGGATCTCTCAAGACACCCAGTCCACGTCCACCATGCTGGGGACCGCCGTCCACTACGGCATCGAACAATGCCTGACCGAAGTAATGGAAACCGGGAAGCCTCTGACAAAGGCCAAGACCATTTCGACGGCGACAAAGTTCTGGGATGACCACCGTGACGAAATCGTCCGCTGGAACCACAAGGAAGACGAGCCGGTAGAAATCATCAAGGCCAACGCTGGCGTGTGGTGGGACGAGGTGCGGCAGAACGTGCGCCCCGTAGCGGTGGAGTGGACGTTTGAGTTGCCGCTCGTGGTCGATCACAAGCCGGAGATATGGCTCAAGGGAACGGTTGACTGCGTGCAGGAGTTCCCGCAACCGATCATAGACTGGAAGAACCCGGGGCGTAAGCCGTCCTCCGAGTGGGAGAAGAAGCGTTGGTCGGTGCAGGCCGCAGCGTACACTTGGGCGGTCGCAACGCAGGCCGACAATGGGCTGACCGAGCCGTTGGGATTCCAGTTCGTGCATCTCGTCAAGGGAACGGTGCATACGACTCTCGTAGATTTCGGACCTGCGGAGTGGGCCAGTCTGGTTGCGCTGGCTCGCTCTGCGGGCACACTCATTGCCGCTGACCTACCAGTGTGGCCGCTCAACATGACCGGCTGGCATTGCGCACCCAAATGGTGCGGGGCGTGGGCTACATGCCGCGGTAGGTTTGCGGGACCAGATCCATGGAACCAACTATAGAAAGGTAGACCCATGGTTGCAGCAGCAGCAAAGAAAGCAGAAAACAGTATTACGGTATTCCGTAGACAGGTTATCCAGACGGGAAGTTACGAACCCGCCGAGGCATCCTGTGCGGTGACAATCACCATCGACGCTGACACGTCGGAAGAGGAGGTTGCAGACCTGATTACCCGTTGGGGATCGGTGCTGGAACTGTCCAACTACGAGGCGTTGGGGGTCGGCTACGAGATGGCGGAGGATGGCACCGTAGCGATGCTTGCCAAAAGTATTCCCGGGGCTAGTGCGAGTGGACCCCCAGCCGTGGCCCCGGCCCCGGCTGCACCCCCGGCCCCTGCCGGTGGTGGAGGCGGAAGCCTTGAGGACATCTGGCGCAACCTGATGGACAACCGGTCGGACTGGTGGGATCCGAACTGGTCTAAGAAGATGGACCCGAACAGCAACTTCAACAAGAAGGGACCGGATTACAAGCGCCGGTCTGACGGCAAGGGGCTGTGGTTGACGAAGCAGGACGGGTCCGTACTGGTACCCGGCTGGTTCGTGTGCCCGTTCACGGGTAAGACCGCCGCTGATCTGGCGTCTATCGGGGCACAGATCAGGGTCTGACAATGGCCGACATCCTCTCTGGGGATGAGGTGGCACGTCGCCTCGCCGCAGCCCAGACCGATGGGGCTGATGGCGGGGCGGCAGGCCGTCCCCGGCAACCAAACAGGTGGTCGCTGACCACCACAGTCGTAGACAACCTGATCGGATTCATCCGCAATCCGGCAGAGCGATGGTACCTTGGGTTCCCCGAGATCGACCTAGCGACCCGTGGCATCGGCAAGGGTGAAGTGTTGATGGTGGTGGGACGATCCCACACCGGCAAGTCCCAGATGCTGTTGAACAGCATGGTCACCAATCTGGTGAACGACCCCGAAGCGCACGTCGTGATCTTCTCCATGGACGAACCGCGCGAACTCGTGGCAATGAAAATCTTCTGTCTGTTGCAGGGGCGGTCCTCCACTGATGTAGAGGAATCTATCAAAGCGGGGGACGAGGCCACCTTGCAGGCCATGCGTGACACGGCCAAGAATGAGATGTCGCGCATCGCCATCGTGGACGAGTCGCTCTCGTTGGACATGATGACTGAAACGATGGACGAGGTGCGGGAGTGGTGGGGATGCAACCCGTCGTTCTGCATGATCGACTATCTGGAACTGCTCCCGGGCGGGGAGTCTGACGCCACGGGGGTGACCTCAAAGGCTCAGGCGGTGAAGCGTTGGGCGAAAACGCAGCGGGTACCCATCGGGCTGGTGCATCAGGCTGGACGTGGGGCCGCTCAACCCGGGTACTCTGCCGGGATCTACGCTGGCCGGTACGGCGGCGAGCAGGAAGCGATCTTCGTCATAGAGGTGTACCGGAAGAAGGACCGGCAAACCTTGTCCGACTGGGAGAAGACGTACCACGAGAACAGCATCAACCTGAACGTGTGCAAGAATAAGCGGACGGCACGGATGGTGGATCAAACGTACTATCTGGATCCGGCGTGCGGGCACATACATCCGTACTGGGAGGAGTTGATGCCCGGTGCAGGATCCCGATGACAAACCGATGTGTTGGAAGTACGACAAGCGGGGCATCCCACACCTCAAACACCACAAGTGGAAGAGGGACGACACCGCCGACCGGTGGGAGTGGGAGCGATGTTCCGGCTGTGGACAGATGCGCAGGGTGGATGATGGATGCGGTATCTGAGCGTTTCGCCCTGCTGTGTCGGGGCGGCAAGGTTGCGATAGACGACCCGGATGGGGGCGGCTTCCGTCCGTGGCAGTCCGACTCCGGCGGGTTCGTACCTGCCGACGACAAGGACTTCATCATAACGTGCGATGACCACCTGTATCGGGGGCCATCCATCGGCGTGTACCCGCTGTTCATGTCGGATAACGACTTCTGGGTGTACTGGGGGTGCGTGGACTGGGACACCGGCTTCGACGAGTCCCATGTTCACGCCTGCAACATGCGGGAAGTGCTGCGTCAACTGGGTGTAGCAGCGTGGGTGGAACGCTCACGGTCCAAGGGGTGCCATCTGTGGGTGTTCTTCGATGGTGCGTTGCCTGCCGTCGATGTGCGGCACGGGTTGATCGCGGCGTGCGATCTGGTTGGTGCCCCCACCACCGAAGTAAATCCTAAACAGGTTGAACTTTCGGGACGCGGATGGGGGAACGGCGTCCGGCTCCCATACGGATACCTGAGAGAACCCGGCGGGTTCAACGAAATGATCGACACCGACGGTGAACCCGTCCCCCTCGCCCAGTTCACAACGCAGGCGCACGCAACCCGACCCACCACACAGGCATGGAAGGCCGTCACAGCCCTGTGGAAGCCCCCTGAGCGTCCCCGCAGGGTAGGCGGGGGACCCACCCCCACCACAGGTCCTCTGGAGGGCTTAGCGGCCTTCATACGGCGCCTCGGCCCCGAACCCTCCCCCCACAAACCAACAGGGGACCGATCCGTAGCCCTGTGGAAACTAGCGTGCGCAATGACACGCCAAGGATACAGCCGACAGGCTATGATGCAGGAACTACGGGCAGCCGACATCGAATGGGGACGCAAGTTCGCCAACCGCCAAGACTGCACGCAACAACTAGAACAACTACTAGACAACGCATACAAGGACGTGCACCAGTGACCGACTCGTACACCGTCGTCGTAGAACGACGACCCAAGGTCAAGGCCCGTCCCCGGCACACCAAAGGCGGCAAAGTCTTCACCCCAGCCAGCACCCTCCAAGAAGAGGACCACGTTGCGCAGGCATGGAAAGACCAAGTGGGTGAAAAAATCTCCGGCCCAATCGAAGTGACAGTCATCTACTCGCCCGACGCCACCATCCTGCACGTCACCTCATCGCCACACAACGCCAAGACCCTGAGGGGAGACTTGGACAACTACGTCAAACTGACGTTGGACGCGTTGAACGAGGTGGCTTGGGAAGATGACGGGCAGGTAATGCGCCTCCACGCATCCAAGGTAGACCGCCTAGAGCCGTGATACGACACGCCGTCACGCCCAGCATGAAACGGGACGCCGAACGTATGGCCGACGAAATGGGAAAGTTGAACAACTCCATACGGCAGGGCGACGGCAACGTCTACGGGTTCGTGGGCGAACTGGTGTTTGCCGAAATCACCGGAGCGAACCAGAACAACACGTACGACTGGGACGTGGAAATGGACGACGGTCGCACAGTGGACGTGAAATCCAAATGCGTCACGTCGCCCCCCCTCCCGCACTACGAATGCTCCGTCGCATCCATAGGAACCAACCAGAACTGCGACTACTACGCCTTCATGCGCGTCCTCAAAGACTGCACCTCGGCGTGGTACCTCGGAGTAATGGGCAAGAAAGAGTTCCTGCGCCACTCCACGTTCATGGAAGCAGGCGTATGGAAGGACCCATCCAACGGATGGTCACCAACCATCGACTGTTACAACATCCCCATCAGCGACCTCCATCTGGACGAAGACAACCCCGGGAACCTCCCACCGCTACCCCAATAGGGTATACTCTGATGCGTGGCAAGACGACGAGAGTTCCCCACCGACCCGAACAACTGGTTCGTACGGATAAACACCGACGAACGAGAAAGGGCGATAACGGGGTCCCGACCCCTGACCGAAATCGAAGCATTGATGGGAGTAGCACCCCATCAGGAAGCACCCACCCCGTCCATACTGGAAACAATCGCGCTCAAAGAAGCCGTAGGAGCAGCCATAGACGCGTTGGAACCAGAAGACAGGTGGATCATCAACGCCCTGTTCGTTGAACAACTCTCGCTGCGGGTAGCAGGGAACATACTCGGCATCCCCAAAACGTCGCTAGCGCGCAGACGCGACTACATCAGGAGACA